TGGGCTCAGTGTATCAAAAACTAAGCGGCAACGTAGAATTAGTCAATCACTCTGCTGTAAGTACCGCAGTCAACGGATTGCAAACTATAACTCGAGGCGAGTTTAACACCACAGCTCTAAGCACAGCCGGAGCCGGTAGCCCTATGATTCGCATGACTGGTATGTGGTATAGTACAGGTAGCAATAACTTGCCGGAAATTGGCGTCAATCAAAGCGACACTCCTATTGCAGCTGGCGAGTTTGTCAGTGTGCAAAACACAGCAAACAGCAATACCGAAGGGGTAAACATTGTAGCCAGTGCCAATGCCAACAATTTTGTGTATTATCCTCGTAGATCTCCTAACCTGGCTCCAGGCTACCCACTCAATCAATACGACACTGTGATTAGACAGGCCTATCCCTACACTGGCGCTGAGTTAGATGTTACTACCATTACCACTAACGGATCCACCCCCAGTACCATTACAGTTACAACAACCTACGCTCATGGCCTTGTGCCTGGTACTCCAATTTTGGTTGATCTAAGTTCAGGCACCAATCAAGCCTATGGCGAAGGAAGTTTTTTTATTGTATCGGTGCCAAGCACAACAACTTTTACTTACACAGCCAAATCTGGCGCAGCAGTGACTGGTAGTCTAGCTGGTACGGTGTATGTACGTAGCAATGCTACATTTATACCAAGACCCTTTGATGGTGGCGTAATACTGGGTCCTGGTACCCCCACACGAGGTGCAAGTGCAGTTAGACAGACCAAAAAATACTTTAGATATCAGTCGGGCAAAGGTATTTTGTTCTCTTCAGGAACCATGCTGCGACCCACGTTTGACGTGGCCAGTATCACAGCCGACGGTACTGTAACTAATAGCAACATTACTATAACTACTGATATTGAGCATGGATTAAATGCTGGCGCTACCATTACATTGAGTGGAGTAACAACTTCAGGATACAATGCCAGCGGATACATTGTAACCAGCATCACCAGTGATGTGGCTTTTGTAGTACAAGCTCAAGGAACCTTGGGCAGTACAACACCTGAATTAGGACAACAACCTCGCATTAGTGTCACAGCCTGGCACGGTAGCAGTATCCGCGCTGGTATTTTTGACGACCAGAACGGATTGTTTTGGGAGTGTGACGGTATTAGTCTTAACGCAGTACAACGATCCAGCACGTTCCAGTTGGCAGGCCTAGTAAGTGTGGGTGTAGGCTCAAATTTAGTCACTGGTGATGGTACGTGTCGATTCCAAGACCAACTCAACAATGGTGATGTGATTGTGATTAAGGGTATGAGTCACACAGTGACAAGTATTTTAAATAATAATCGCATGACAGTGGTACCAGCGTTCCGTGGAGTAACCAATCAAACTCGTGTAAAAATAACCTTGCGAAATGAAATTCGTGTGCGCCAAAGCAATTTTAATATTGATCCTATAGACGGTACCGGAGCCTCAGGTTACACTATTGATCCCAGCAAAATGCAAATGTTGGGCATTGAGTACTCGTGGTATGGCGCAGGCTATGCAACTTGGATGGTACGCGGCCAAGATGGACGTTTTGTACACGCTCATCGACGCCCCAACAATAACATAAACAACGAAGCTTACATGCGTTCGGGTAACTTGCCAGCCAGATACGAAGCTATCAACGAAACGGCCATTAGCAGTTTGAATGGCGCTATCTCAGACTCAGATACCACAATTGTGTTGCGTGACGCTACAGACTACCCATCAGCCAGTGTTACATATCCAGTGTACATCATGATTGATGATGAAATTATCAAGTATTCGGGCAAATCGGGCAATAGCTTGACTGGTTGCACTCGTAATGCTACATTTACTCAGTGGGTGGAAGGACAGAGTCGCAGTTTTACTGGCGGAAGTGCAGCCAGCCATGCTGATAATTCAGGCGTGATTTTGATTAGTAACACTTGTACTCCTTTGGTAAACCACTGGGGTAGTAGTATAATCATGGATGGAAACTTTGATGGCGACGAAGGCTATCAGTTCACGTACAACAGATCCAACTATGGTTTCCCGGCCACAATAGGCGCCAAAGACTTGGCATTTGCCATGCGCCTGGCTCCCAGCGTCAGCAACGGTATCATAGGCGATCTTGGTGTACGCGATCTAATTAACCGTGCTGCGTTGACGTTGAGCTCACTGAACATTCAGGTCAGCGCAGGTAGATATTTGATAGAAGGTATTTTGAATCCCAGCAACATAGACTCAGCCAATACCAGCTGGCAAGGTCTAAACAACTTGGGCGGTGGATTCCAACCCAGTTTCTCACAGTTCACTACATCACCGCGTTACACCGCAGAAACCACAGGCGGCTTGACTCCAGCTTTGTTTAATACCACAGGTGGTATGACACGTTCGGGTACAAAAGCAACGTTTGGTTCGGCAAGAACTTACGCCAACTTGACTCCAACAAACGTTTCAAGTTCTGGTGCTAATGCCAAGATCACAGTGCAATTAACAGCAAGTGGTACAACATATTCTACAACCACAACGCAGATTACTGTACAAACCCCAGGTGATGGTTATGCTGTGGGCGATACATTAAAAATTACAGGCAATTTGATTGGTGGTAGTACCACCACAAACGACCTGTCGTTGACTGTAACTGCTGTGACCACAGACTTACAGGGAGGCGAACGTTTGTTTGCTATTCCAATGAGTTCAACCAACGGCGGTGTGTTGGATTTGCAGTCCATCAAACAACTGGGAACCAGTGCAGTGCCTGGCACAGGAACGTTTCCCAATGGTCCTGAATTGTTGGCTGTAATGATTACTGCATTAACTACACAGACCACACCCGTGGGCGAAATCCAATTGCAATTCCAAGAAAGTCAAGCCTAACGCACCAACAAATCCTGCTCTACCAGCAGGATTTTATCTTGCACAGCTTCAATGTTCATGGTATTCCACAGACCCGGGTGCATGGGTTTTGGGAAATGCCCCCGGTCGAGCCAGGCATATCCCAGATGCTCGTGATTTAGCACTGGAACAAATTCTTCTTTAATCAAGCACACCCAGGTGTGATAAGAAAATACACCATCAGCAGATGTAAATTTTTCAAGTGGGATAAGTCTCAAATAATTGGGGAAAGATCCTAATTCTTCAATGCACTCACGTTCCATACCACCCAATAAAGTTTCGCCAGCTTCAAGCTTGCCTCCGGGTAATCCCCAAGTACCTGGGTGCCTGTCATCGTTTCGTAATAGATAAAGATAGCGTCCAGTGTTGAGACTGCGAAACCAAACACCAACTGCCTTCAAAGAACGAGTCTCCATGCTCCGCCAGGGTAAACACCTTGATAACTTTTGATCCAAGAATCACCAGTCCACTCATATTGAATACCAGTGGTAATATTTGTAACATATTGACCTGCTGGTTGTGATTGTGATGGAAATGCAACTCTCCAACGCCCGTCGGTGTATTCAATTATGTCGTTGGCAGCAGCCACCAGGGGCCGCCCGCTACCACCAATCCAGGCCGTGGGGTTTTCAATATTGTTGGCATTGCCTGTAGCTTCAGTCAGCAGATATCTTTGACCCTCTAAGGCTGAGTCAAGTCCATCCCCGGGTCCACTGATCAAAGGGTTTATAACAGCATCAATTGGCAACAAGGTATTTTGTGGTGTGGTATCAACGTCTACATCAAACAGTAAAAATCTTTCATCGCTGGGATCTATCACAATAGTGCCCACAACTTCAGTTTCATCGGCTTGAATAAATCTCAATTGACTTACACCTGGACGCAAAACACCATACAGACTGATTACGCCAGGCCAAAGCAGATTTGAATCTGGTATAATTTCAGCTGGAGACAAACTTTCATTGCTGGGTTCTTGACTTAAACTTTTTTGTTGTAAAATTTGCACCTTGTTGCCAACTAACACCGTGGCATAGTTAAATGGTGTAATTATTTGTCTTGTGCCCAATAAAAGATCGTTGTTGCTAACAGCATCAACGATGTCACCTTGACTGTCATACATACTGGCAATTACACGTTCTACAACACCCAGCTTTTTCACCTTGGCCGGTGGACTAATCCAGATTGGAAGATTAAATCGCAGAGTAGCAATATCAATTGGGTTATCCGCGCCCTGTGGGATGCTTCTTGATGTCCAAGTGGTTTGCTCAAGCTCAACCACACTGAGACTGGTCCAGTCTAGATAGTTGTCGGTGCTTTGAATTTCTAAAGAAGGATTAAACAACGTTAAAATTTGTTCTAGTAATTGAAATTTTTGATTGGTGTTAGAAGTCCAAATATCCAAAGTAATGCCCAGTTTGTAAGGTACAGGCATTAGTCGTTCAATAGTAAATGCATTGCCTTGAGAAGTTTCGTAAGTTTCAGTAACCTGATCATATGTGCGTTGACGAACATTGACCTTGCTTACAAAGTAAGGTTCTTGCATTCTAGGTCGATCATAGTCCAGGCTAGAAACATAAAATGTCATTAGCGGGCTTGATGGCATGGAGTTACGAGAATTTTCTTGTATAATGGTTTGAGCATTGCGGCTGGCATCACCATAGCGCACCGGCACACGTAGCAAAGCCATTTTGTTGGTATCGGTTTCCTCTCGACCATATTCAACTTGAAAGTTGCTGATGATTCTTGTAAATTGTAGCAAGAATCTCCGTATTTGTTCATCGTAAAAATATTGCTGCATTGTTTAACTCGATTTTTGTCCTGGGCGAGTGTTTGGATAAGGCTTGGCCGGAAAGTTTCCTCCTTGATCCCCGTTGTCAGCTCTTGGTTTTAATAGCTCTGACAAGCTCTGTCTACTGGGGATATTACCCAAATCAGTGGTAGGTACAGTATATGTATTGTTTACAAAAGTTGAACGCAAAGTATCGTTAGTATTACCGTTGTTGAGATTGGTTCGAACTTTGTCTTCGATCTTGATCCAACGTCGGCCATCATAACGGAACAACCTGTTGGGAAAGTAGTCTAGTCGCAGACAGAAATCTCCATCCACTGCATTGAGTGGGAATGCCACTCCTGTGGCAACTGGTAATCCATTGGGTGGAATTCCATCTCCTGTGAGGTAACCCACGGTATAACCATCTGCTCTGGGAGCGTTTGACATACCAGGTTCAGTACCATCTACAGTGGGCGCAGTTTCGTCGGCAGTTAATCCATCAGTATTACCGGGTTGTCCAAGCAAGTTTGTAGGTAACACATAGAACTTGTCAGTTTCGTAACCTGACAACGGAACCTCAACATCGGCTTGTGTGAGTATAGCATCGTTGATTTGCTGATCCTTGGGACGAGTACTAAATTTATCGCTCTGTGTGGGCGGAGTATATTCTTGCCAATATTCAGTGTTGGTAATTTCAGTATCCGCTGGCGTTGGTTTTACGGCCTGGTAGTACTGATTACTGTAGTTGACAATGCTGCCTGTGGGATAAAAATTGCCTGGATCCCAAATTTGTTCGCTTACAACTGGCTTTTTTAGGATGTCTTTGTATTCTTGATTGTTGGTCAGCGGCGTGGCCTTTACACGCCAAAGGTGCGGCAACCATGTTTGACTAAAGCCCTCGGCAGCAAATGCTGCATCTTGAATTACATAGTACTTGGGCAAAGGTTGCGGAATAGTGGTGTCAAGTGGGTTGTAATCTTTGAGATTGGGAATTTCTAATACGTCACCATTCATGAGTTTACGCCCAAAAATGTCAATCATGTCGTTGTAGTGGAACGTAATAAACAACGTGTCGTTGTTCAAAAATAAACCAAACTGTGTGAGGTCAAAGTCTACGTCCTGTGTTTGGTACACACCTCGCATGACATAGATGTCTTGATCGTAAATTCTATCACGATTTTCTAACAACAGTAGATCTTGAATATTCAAAGGATTGAGTTCGTCATACACAGGTTGCGTGGCATCTGCATTGCCTGAAAACGCTGAATCTTCGCCGCCGGTTTGGGGGCCTAGATACTTGTGGCAAAATATATCTAGACCTCCAACCGTGTATCGTTCACTAATAACACGGTCTAAATATTGATAATCTTTAGTCCGATTAGGACGGTACATGCTCAGTCTTGGCACAACAACTCTCCTTGAAGCACTTTGCAATTATTAATTTGGTAACACCAGTGTGTATGTTTATTATCAAAGATCATGTAGTATTTATGGGCTGGTTGACCAATAAATCGAGAACTGCTATAATTACAAAATGCATGTAATTTGGAGCCAGCATGAAAACTTTGAGCTTTAAACC